CTCGGTATGGTCGCGGATAGACATTTTTCCGCCAGTAGGCCCAACTGCCCATGCAGAGCCCGATGTACCAGGCGGTAAAAATCTCAAGCCAAAACATGGGCGCTCCTCTATTCCGCAGCTTGTTTCATAGACATATACCGGATTGCCGCGCGCCCGATATATTCCGCGTAGGCCGGCGGGATCGCTTCGTTGATTTCGTCCTTGGTCATCCAGTCAATCCCCATCGCGTCACGGGCTGCCGCCACAGAGCTATTGCCACCGCCCGTCACTTGCACGAAGTCCATCATGTCATCGGTCTTGCCGTAGTGCGCCTTGCGCTTGTCCTTCGTATGGCAGAGCGGGTGCTTGCCGTGGGGCGGGACGACCAACGGGAAATTGCACTCGAAACCACGATGGCGAAGGACGCGGAGGCCCGGGAACATTGTTCCGCAAAGCACGACGGCGTTGCGAAGTGGAGCGCCTTCGACATTCTCGATGCAGTAGAGAGCACCGGATGCGATCAGGCGCTCACGGATCGGCGCGACAAGATCGGGCCACGCATGGGCGTTCCGGTTCCGCTTGGCAAGGTCGCTAAACTTCTGGCACGGCGGGCTGGCCCAGATGAAGTCATAGCCAGTCAGCGGGAACGTCAGCGCCTCAGCCTGGTGAAACGCGAAGGGGTAACGAGGCCGCGCAACAATGTCCACGCCGGTCACGTCAAAGCCCGCGCGATGCAGCCCCATACCGGCACCGCCGGCACAGCAAAAAAGATCAAGAGCCTTGGGTTTCATGTTTCTTCCATGAGTGCGTCTGCCAGCTTTCCGAATAGTTGAGCAACCTGGGGCTTTGCGTCATACGGTGTCATACGAAGCGACCACAGAAGAAGCCGCGCAGCAAAGTAAAGTCGCATTTGCCGCACCAAGGTCGCCTCTCAAATGTTCTTGATGGCCGCTAGAAGCATTTCGGCACCGTGCCTGATGCCCTGCTGATATGCCCTGTCGTCTTTAGCAGTTTCCACTTTCTGAGAAGCGCGCGCCTTCTTAACCAGCACGGCGCACTCTTTGTGAATGTCGGAAAGTGCAATCATAACGCGCGCCATGACAGTGCTCCTAGTTTTGGTTTAATTCTTTGAGAAGATTATATACCGTGCCGTTGCTGACCTTCAGCGCCTCGGCCACTTGCAGCTTGCTATAGCGCGGACGCCACACAGATTTACCGCCTACGATCTTGCGGGTTTTCTCAGCCAGCATCTTCTTGGCCTTAGCCTTTAGCTTCTTGTCCAACTTCTTCGGTGCGCCCAGTTGCAAGCCACGCGCCCGCAGGGAGGCCATACCGGCCTTTGTGCGCTCAATTGTAAGCTGGCGCTCAAACTCTGCCATGATTGCCAACATGCCCAGGATAAGCCTCCCTGTGGCTGTGGTGAAGTCAAAGGCTTCGGTCAGGGACTTGAACCCAGCGCCGGCCGCTTCTACCTGGGCCAGCCGCTCGTATAGGTCTTTGATGGACCGGCTAAGGCGGTCCAGCCGCCACACGACCAGCGTATCGCCGGGGCGAAGGTCTTTGATCGCCATATCCAATACGGGGCGGTTTTTCTTGGCCCCACTGGTGGCTGGTTCCTCATGGATGTTGAGACAGCCCGCCGCTTTCAGGGCGTCAATCTGTAGGGTCATCACCTGATCGGCGGTGGAAACGCGCGCATACCCTATCAATTCCCCTTTTGAGGGTAGGGCGGCAGGCGGGTTCGGACGATTATTCATGACCCCTCCCATACGCCTATTGACGATTTTGCGCAAGTGGAATATATGGTTGGGTATGGAACTGGACGCGGATATGCTGATCGACGCCAATGCGCTGGGGGAAATTGCGACTGCGCTTGGCCTCCGTGAACCCGTGCCGGAACGCCTTATCTGGCGCGCGTTGACTTGCGCCCAGACCATCATCCACAACCAAGCCGCAAGGCTAGACGCGGTGAAAGCCGCTCTCGAACAATAAGGGCCGCCAGTTACCAGCTACGGTGTGTAAGGCACGATGACCGAAGCCACCTTGGTCTTGTCCAGAATCACAGACTGGCGCGGGTTCAGGATGCCGTCGCCATGTACCAGATGGTCGATATTGGCGGAGGCAGCGTCCAAGTTCGGCCATGTTGTCTTAATGTCGAGCAACCCCTCTTGGTGGAGATATTGCGCCTGGACCAGCACGGCGCGCGTGGTTTCCAGATATTCCCAGCCAATCATGGCCTTGCCGCCGTTGTAGGGGTCCCCGCCCTTGGCTGGGTCTAGAGCGTCGATCTGGGCCTGGGTTGGCGGCACTTGCTGGCCCGTCACCCCGTTGAGGAACGACTGATACCAACTTGGAGCCGAGCCATCCTGATAATATTGGCAGCCATAGCCTGGCGGGTATTTCTGGTAGGAATAGTCGGCGCGGGCCATGACATTGCCGAGCGCCCACAGATAGATCGGTCCCCATTCCTTGTGGCCGGTCAGGATGCCGAAGGCGAGCGCCGACAACACATAGTCGGCCATCCATGGGGCAAAGAACGACATGCCACCGGGCACGATCAGCCGGAACACTTGGCAGGCCGGATCGGTCAGCACCGAACTATAATAGGCCCGCGAGTTGTCGAGCAGCGTTTGAAAATAGCTCGAAGGATGCAGCCACTTCGGCCATGGCTTTCCGGCAGCCGCGAACTTCGCTTCCATGTCGGCAGTAGCGACGTGAGCGGCGAACAGGTCGCGCATTCCCCAACCCCAGCCGCGGTATTCACCTGTTATGATCGCTTTACGAAACGAACTGCTTAAATAGGCATCGCACAACACCATAAAGTTGGCCTGGTATTGCAGGTTCTCCAAGAAGCCGAGATCGTCTGTGAATTGATGAGCCATATAGCTCAGTTCGGGATAGTGAGCCTGCTGCGGCGTCCAGCCACCGCCCCACTGAGAATAGACCGGAGCTTTCGCATCGGGTATGCCCTTACAAAGCCAGGGCGATCCCTGCAGGCCCGGAAGATCGGCAGCATTGGCGCTCGGGTAGGTCAGCAAGCTGATCGGGCGATCGGTAGTCTGGTCGCGGAAGAAAATCGGAATGCTGTCGGCAGCCAGGCCCGCATCTATCATGCCACCGGGGTCTTGGCCCAGCATGGCATAGGCGCTGCTGTCCCTGATAAGTCCCCGGTCAGGCCCCTCGCCAGTGGTCGGCATATACACGGTGATATTATCAGCCGAGCCCATCAGGGTGTATTTTATACGCGCCGGCTGTGGCGCGATTGGAATGCCAGTGTCGCCGTACGGGAAAGCGCGATGCCGGTTCACGATATCGGCAGGCGAGCGAATGATCTTGATCGGGCAGTTGGTTCGGTCAGTCCAGCGCTGGTTCCAGGCATGGCCGGGAATGTTGAATTTACCGACCGTGTAGGGTGCCAGGTTGTGCGCCAGCGCCATGTCGGTGTTGGCGGGCGGCGGTGGCAGAAGTTCGCCCAGTTGAGTCACAACGCGCCCATCTTCCCTGGTCAGCGTCACAAGCGTCGGATCGGCAGGCGGAGGCGGGAACGGCCCAACCGGCGGCGGGGCCGGTTCCGGCGCGGGAGGCGGCGGAACTGGCGTCGGGCCAGGCGCGGGCGGATTGACGGGTCCGCTGGCTGGCGGGTTCAACAGGAACGTGGCCGCGCATCCGTACAGTACGAAGCTGTTGCCGGTGGAATGCACATCCTGCCACACCTTGCCGCCGTTCGGCGTGTCTGGCTGGGCGACCAGTTGCAGACTTATGGGCCAGATGACAGTGACAACCGTTTGGCCATTGCCCTGGACATTGCCAACGATATGAAGCGTGCCGGTTGAAGCGGTCAGGTCCAGCGTGGCCGTGGCGGCGCTGGTAATGACATCCAGCGGCGTCGGGGTTTCGATCTTGGAGGTCGGCGACGGCGAGCCAGTGGCACCAGTAATACCAGTCGTCCCGGTCGTGCCTGTGGCCCCGCCAGTAGCGCCTGTGGCCCCTGTTGCGCCCCCGGTGGCTCCCGGCGGCGGCGCGCTTGCTGGGCCACCAGCAGGCCCCGTGGGGCCTTGTGGCCCAGCCGGGCCGGTCGCACCTTGTGGCCCTGTAGGGCCGGGAATGCCCTGCGCCCCTGTCGGCCCTTGGGGGCCTGCAGGACCGGTTGGACCGGGTACTGGCTTGACCGCCGACAATTTTGTGATCGAGGCGTTGAGCTTGGCGACCGCCGCATTCAACTGGTCCTGGGTGGCGTAGGCCATGACTGTCTCCTCACGGTTTTGTCGTAGTGGTGGTTGTCGGGGAACCCGGCGGGCTAGACGGCACCACAATGATCTGTGGTTGCGGAGGTGTGCCGCTGCTTCGGAGCATGACGGGCACCCCAATAACGATCCCTACGAGCGCGCCAATCCCAAGCACAACCGACAAAATGGTTGACGCCGACATTCCGACGCCTTCGCGCTTCCCAGCCTGTAGCGTCAGCGCCGTGCTGGTCGAATCCTTATAGGACCGAAATTCTGACTGAGGTACGCTCGCGCTCACCATGGCCTCTATCCGGCGCTTCCATTCGTCATTCGTATCTCTATAGCCGTCGTAAACCTCTCGGCTGACATTGGCGGCATTGGCGGCGTTAATCCTGGCCGCCTCATGGTTCAAGTCCGATAGCCTCCGCTCATTCTCTATGGCCTGTTTTTCTAACGCCTTGGCGATTTGGGCCGCCGTCACGTTCTGAAGTTCAACCGCAGCATCGTGCTTGGCTTCCAAGGCAGCAATCTTGTTCTCAAACAACTCCTTGAGCGTTGAAAGTGTCCATTCCGATTTAGGCTCCGCCACGGTGCATCTCCTAGGGTGCCCCGTGATAAAGCTGTCTTTGAATACCGTATAATTGTTGCTGTGCCGTGATGGCTTGCTGCCTGGCATAGGGGTTGCTGGGATTGCGCCTAAGTGCGTCTTGGGCTTGGGCAAGTTGTTGCGTCCAGAAGCCGCTCGCGAGGAAAAGTTGATTTTGCTGCATGGTTACAAAATTCTGAGCGAGCAAAACAATTTCCTTATGTTCCTTGTCCACGCGGGCCTGCGACGCCAACGGCGGCGGGTCCGATTGCATGTACGGTCTAGCAAACCCCATAGCGCCGATGACGGCACCCCCAATAGCGGTAAGAGCGCCGGCCACGGCACCGGCTCTGATTAGTGTTGTTTTTGTGCCCATCTCATCGCCTCAATGAATTGGAAATGCGCGCTGCGACAGCCATCCTACAAGCCCACTTAAGACTGCGATGATGCCAGCCGGAATACGCCCAAGCATGTTTCGACTCATTTGGTCGAGCGATCTTTGTAGCATCTCCATCGCTTTTCGCTGTTGGTTCCAGCGTTCCGTGCAAAGAACATCATGTGCGTCCATTCTGCCTAAAGCCTTATGGGCCAAGTCGCGCGCATCCTGGTCTGGCATCTCCTCCGCTCCACCTAATACTCTTGTTGTAGAGCGGGTAAGTTGCTCTTGTTCTCTACTCAATCCGGCACCTTCTGCCGCCTTGGTCATCGTGCCTCAATCTAGCGCTTTGCGGCATCATCCAACGCCACGTCGGCTTTGGCGGTCGAAGCGGAATCATCGGTCTGCGCCGCGGCCAAGGCGGCGTCTATGGTCGCCTGATCGGTGGCCGACAGATCGCCTTTGATCGCGTTATAAAGCGCGGTAACCTCGGAAATGGCACCAGGGACGAATTGGATAAGAGTTAAGAGACTAAGAACGATTTGTGGCATGGCGGGCTCCTGTTGAATTATTATTTATGGCCGACTAGCGCTTGAACTTGGGAAATCAGCGTGGTCGCCGTGGTGATCTTGGCTTCCGCGCCTACGGCATCACCCAGTTTGATCGCTGTATCTCCGGCCACTAACGCCGCCTCGGATTGATCCAGATAAACCTTGGCCTGACTTGCACACGCCGAATGGCACAAGTTGGTGGTGGCCGCGATAGTCAAGAAATCGGCGGTGGCACGGTGCAGTTCGTGGGCTGCGGTGAGAGCCTTTTTTGCGGCGTTCACCGCATCGGGCGCGACACCGGAGATGGAGCCGGTGGTCGCGGCGCTGATGGTATTCAGTCCGGAGCAGGCTGGTAGCGCCAGAAGAATTACGAAGGGGACTGCGAGGTGGTATTTCATGTGACCTCCTATGTTTTTGTTGACGGTGCAAAATTCTTCACAATTTCCGGTGCCGTTTCTGCCGTGATCGGTTTTGGCGGAGTTGAGTTGCCGTCTCCCGCCCCCATCGGGATAACTTTTCCGGTGGTATCGACTGCCTTATTGGAGGCGGCGAGATTGAGCGTCGCATTCATTGCCACCAGCTTCTCGGCCTCCTTGATCTTGTCGATGTCTTTGGTGCGTAAGATGCCCCAAAGCGCAACGGCACCCGCGCTCAAGATTGAAACCAGCGCCCCAGTGACAAGGAGATTGATGTTTGGGTCTTGGAAACCATGCGCATTGAGCCAGCCGCCTATAATGCCAGTGAGCGCAGTAAGAACCCCAAAAAGGCCGTAACGGATTGCGGCGTCAACGGTCGCGTTGCCGGTGATGACCAGGGAGGCAAATGGGTTCGGCGTCGCAGGATTATTACTGGCCATTACTATGCCTCTTTATAGAATAGTTGACTGCCAAATTGGCCGCAGAATGTTCCTGGTTTGACACCAGCCGCCGCGTCCCCCGTGACGAAGGTTGGCGTGTGCGTAACAGCCTTCGGATTGTAATAATAGATTGCCCCGCCAGTCGGATCGGGCGCTCCATCCGCTGCCACAATAAGCCCCGCGAACGCAACGAGTGCAGGATCGTCATCAGGTAGCGCACAAGATGTACGGAAGTCTGAGAGCATTTCCGAGTTGGATGGCGTGACTGGACCCCAGGCAGAAAACTGTGATCGCGCAAGACACACAGCCCCGAGTGAATTTCCCCATCGCCCAAGATTGCGGCGGTTGATAATCACATGGGCAACTGCGCGCTGGCCCTCAACTGACTCGCCCCTTGCTTCCTGGTAGAGCGTCCGCGCGGCGGTCATCGTGTTCCAATCGCTCATGCTTAGAAGGTCTGTTGGAAGGCGTATTTTGCGTCGTTCGGGACGTACCCGCCAATCGCGGACAAGTTGCTTCGCATATCGGTGATCGTGGTCGAGTCCACCGCACCACCAACCGCCTGCCACCAATTCAAGGCGCCCGTCTCGTTCTGCATGTAGCCGGAGCCAAGCGCGCCGTCATTGATCGAAGTGGTTGTGGCGCTTTTCATGCCGTAGGGTGCAGCGCAGACAACATCGCCGCTGCCGGTGCTACTGATCGAAATAGCGCTGCCGCCGAGCGAATTGGAGAGATCAAATTTCTTGGTGCTGTTGTTGGCGTTGACCACGTAAAAGCTATGGAAATACCCGCCGTAGGGGCCAAAGGAAGTCAGCTCAGTCGGAGGCGTTCCAAAGCCATTGCCCCAAAAGCGGATCACATCGCCATTGGTCAGGATATAGCCGGTCGGGAACGTCGTCATCGTGAAGGCCGGCGAACCGGCGGACCAGCCGATTGTCCAGTTGCCGCCCGAGGCATTGTTGGCCGTTCCGCAGATTGCGAAATCTGCGGCGCTGGTCAGGTAGACGCCGAAATCCTGCGAGCCCGCGCCTGGCGTGTTGTACAGCACAAACTCTCGTTGGAGATATTCGTAAGTCGGAATAACCCAAACGCCAAATGTGCTGTCCAGGAATTTCCAGAACTTGGCCATGTGATTGCCGAGGGTATAATTTCCCCATGTCGGGCTGTCATTGACAGCGGTGATATAGGACAAGGCCATCATGTGATAACCCTGCGCCCAACTTTGGGATTGTCCTGTCGCTCCGCTTTCGGCCTCGTTGAACGTCCCGATGAACTGGGCGTAGGCCGGAAGCATGCCGATGTACGCCGCCTCTGCGCCGAATTGCGCCTTCATAATGTCGGTCAAATAAGTATGAATTGAAGCCGCCGCCTGCCCGTCACCCGTGGCCAAGGCCAAGGCAAGTCCTTCCGTGCGGGTCGTCCATGCTTCCTGGCGTGCAAGATCATCGAACTCGCTGCTGACCCCGTAATAGGTCGTGCCGTTTACGGTGAAGTTTCTGATCGCGGGACCGTTGCTGCCGATGCCGCCCATGGCGTTGACTTGCGAACTGACTATCGCGGTGCCCGGATTATTGCCGCCCGGCCAATGGATGAGCGCGGCATTGGCCCAGTTGAGCAGGTTGTCTTCATATTCTTCCTGCCCAAAGGCGAGCAGCGCGTAGTAGTCCCACTCCGGCATATGCGAGAAGTCTATTGTGCTATAGACGCCCAGCCACATATTGGAATTGTCAACGGGCTGGATGCCGGAAGCCCCGACCGATGAACTGCCGCTCCAATAGAGCGACGTGTTGCCTGTGGGCATTCCGCTATAGGTCGTGATATTGACCACGGGAATCGTGTGGGTGCTACTGTTTAACAGCATCACCGGCATGGCCTGCGCATCCAGCGAGGATGCCCGGATCAGGTTTTCGTCGGCTGCGTCCTGAAGGAAAACGTGGGACGAAACCCACATCGGTTCCGGGCCGATCCAATCGCTTTCGCCTGTGCCGTTCACGCCATTGTCGGTGGAACCAAGGCTATTGGGAATATAGTTGACGATGTGATTGACATTCTGGCCGCCCCCGGTCGCTCCACTGGATATATTTGCATACGGAGTGACGGGCACCGACCCAATAGCATAAGGCGGGATCATCCGGGTCGAACGCCAGTAGGTATTGTTGAAGGTGATACGCACATGGCTGTCGGCGGAGACGGAACCATTGCCCTGGAAGAAGTCGTAAAGTCCTGTGATGTTCGCCGTAAAAAGCGAACCGAACGGAGGAACGTAAGGATAGGCTATGAACGAGCAGGTTCCCGTGCAGTTGGACGACGGGAATATCTGGCTCGCGCCGGTCGAGTTTCCGTTAGCCAGATTGAACCATGTCGCGTGTGTGGCGCTTCCAGGGTTCTGGAAATAATCGGTGTTAGCCGCCAGTCCGGTCGGGAACCCTCCGCCGGTATTGCTGACCTGAATAACAAAAGCGGCGCCGCTAACGTAGCCGGAGGAAACAAAGAAGCCGTTGACCGAATCCCAGGTGAACGTGTTTGACACCCCGAACTGGGTGCTGAACATATTCTTGGCCAGGGATGCGCCGTCATAGGTCGCCCAAGCAGAGAATGTGCGGTAGCTTTGATGCGGGCTGGCTACATCATACCAGGGCTGTGACAGGCGATGCATCCAGCGCGCGTATCCAAACGCCCCGCCGCTATCGGCAATCTCCTGGACGTAGAAATATCCTTCGAGCTGACCGTGGCAGGCTCCCGATGTATTGGTCAGATGAAAACAATCTCTCAGGCGTTGCACCGCCCCAGCCTGACCGTCCATGTAATTGACGTTATCGGCGTTGGCCTCCGAAATGGCCTTGGCCAGATCGGACACGTAGGTTCCGGATAGATTCGACAGCCCGGTGACTTTGACATTTGGATCGTGGCCGCCAGCCGTCAGATTGGAGGCCGAGAACCCGGATGCCGTGGGTTTTGTCCCACCGGAGAGAATATTGATCGTGAGCGCCTGGTAAAGTGTGCCGCCCGTAATCGCGCTCGTGCCCATTCCGGTTGGGCCGTTGATCGTCACATTGGAGCCAACGACACTGGCGACGGTGTAAGTTCCGGTCAGTGCGCCCCAATTGCCGGAGCCGGTCAGTCCATCGATATTGACAATCGAGCCGCCGGAAACGCCGGTTGGCGTGCTGGCCGTGGTGATGACGATGACGCCGGTGCCGTTGTTGTACGTGCCGGAGGAAATCGCGTAACTCCCTCCCACGGTGGTTGGTACCTTGAGCATGAAGGGTGCCCATTCCAGCGACCCATCACCCCAGCAAACCGGATGCAGCCCTTCGCTGAACGGCACATTGGTGCCGCCGACAAGCTGGAAGACCGGAGCGCCGCCCGAACAGCCGTTCGGCACATCCCCTTTCTTGAAGGGATGCCCGAATATCTGCGTGACGAAGTTGGTGGTCTGCGTGGACCCCGAGGTGTTGACAATCGCCAGGGTGGTGACCAGACCACCTGGGGGCGGCCCAGACCCGTTGGGGATACCGCCATGAATACCACGGGCGCCCGTCTGCATCGGCACAACCGCCAATGCCGCAACAATCAAGAAATTGAACGCGCGCCGCGTCCAGGTTTTGAGCTTATCCTTCATGTCGCTGTTAACCGTTGATCTGATAGTTATAAACGCTGGTATCGCCCGCCACGGCTTTGACACTGAACCCTGTTCCTGGCGTGACGGCGGAGAGGAACGGGGCACCGGCAGGCGTGCCGCCCACCGTCTTGAGCGACATGGTGATCACCGAATTGGCGGAGACATGGGTGTTTGAAACGACTACTGCGGTCGCGCCATTGGCCGTGAAAGTGCCCCCGTTGGACGACGCAAGCGCCGTGCAGGCATTGACTTGATAATTGGCCCCGTCCGAAGTGATCGAGCATCCCGTGTTGGAGGGAATGGTCAGGGTGGCCGCGCCGTTGATGGTCGAAGTCGCTGGCGTGATCGTGATTAGCCCGGCCCCAAGATTTTGCACATCCGTGGAATAACCGGCACCGAAACTTCCGGTCGCCTGGGCAATCGTGACCGCAATGGCCGAGGCATTGGAATAGGTGACGAGCTTTCCGCCATCTGCTGCCACCAGGGCGTCCGTCGTGCCCGTCACGGCCCGGATGATATAACTGGCGCTGCAGATCACGCTGCCCGTCGTGGGGGAACAGGTGAGGTTCGCAGAGCCGCTGGTGACGGACGCCACGAAAGTCGCCCATGACGCATCGCCGCGCCAGACATGGGAGCTATCCGCGTTGCTGCCGCTGTTCAGGTTGGCGACCGGCAAATTGCCCGAGATATCGGTCGCAAGGCTAACCTGACTATAGGACGGAGCGCCCGAGGCATTGCCATGCAGAACGGTTGAGGTCGTTCCAGGCCCGATGCCGGATACCGCCGTTCCAGCCGATGCGTAATACGCGACTTGGCCGAGTGTGCCGGAGTTGACGGTGCCCGATCCTCCGCCGCCGCCCGTGCAGGAAGAACCGCTGGTCAGACAGATTGAGCCCGTGCCGGAGGGTGGGAGGGCCAGCGCAGCCGCTACCCCGGTTCCAAGGCCCGCCAAATTGGCGACTTGATACCCCGTGGCATTGGTCAGAACGCAGCCATTGATCAGGCAGACGGCACCAGTACCGGAAGGGGATAGCGCAAGCGAAGTTGTCAGCCCTGCCCCAAGCCCTGTCAGGTTCGCTAGCTGATACCCTGTGGCGTTGGTCAGAACGCCCGAAGCGGGCGTGCCGAGTGCCGCGCCATTCGGGAGCGCCGTGCAATCCTTAAGCAGCGTGCCGCTAACATTGTTCCAGCAAGCCAGATCATTAACGACGCTGGTTCCGGGTCCGGTAACGCCACCTCCCCCGCCCCCAAACGGAAATGGGTACGACACGCCCTGGACGATGAAAGTCAGCGGGGTATTGGTGGAGAGCGTTGTCAGGCTGCTGGTCTGGCAGAAGGTGAGAAGGCCGGGCGAACTTCCAGGCGTTCCCGCCGTGGTCTGGCTGCTGATGCCGAAGGGACAACTCGGCCCGCCAAACAGGCCGAGGCTGTTCAGGAAGGGTGCGCCGGTCGTGCCGCCGTCCTGCAGGATGCCGTTCTGCTGCCAGCTTCCGGGATGGTACTGGGTGACGGGACCGGATTGCAGCACCGCGCCCTGGCCAAAGACCGGCGGGGCACAGGCCAGAGCGCAGAGCAAGACGCATATCGCGCCGAGATATCTAAGGTTTAGGCGCATGCTCGCATGGCTCCCAACCGGATTTAGTGCCAGTTAAAAGCCATACCACAAGGACGGTTTGGAAATCGGCGCTAGGCTGTCAGTGCGGCGGACGGACGCATAGGTTATTGCTGTGCAGGCTGCGGCTCCGCGCGTTTCAGCGCCGTCGCGCGATCCATGATGCTTTCGCCCGGAGGCGAAATCGCCAAATCCCCGATCATAATTTGGTTCTCCGCGCTTTTGCGGGCGCGTTCCACCGAGCGCTTGATCAACTTTAGGCGGGCGCGGGCTGGAAAGTCTGACCATCCGGGAAGCGACATGTCATTTTCGATATTGGTACGGGCGAGCCGTCCGGAGGTTTGGATAAAATCCTGATATTGCTCGGGCGTGAGTTCAACTTTCTTAATTCTGTCCTCCGGAAAGCCAGGCGCATAGCCGAGTTGATTTAACTCTTTCGCTACCGGATCATCGGCAACTTCGGCGCGTTCGCTTGGTGCCCGGCCCCATACATCCATGCCGTATTTTTCAGATCCCAAGCGCCCCAGCAATTTATTGCTCTTGGCGTCCGCCGTATCCTTAGCAACTTGTTCCTCGGATTCGACACCGTGCGCGCCGAACAATATCCGATCTATAGGCCGGTCCTTGAACAGATTTTGCACCATGGCAGGAACATAGCGGTCAGAAATCAGATTGGTGACGTACTTCTCTGTTCCCTTGATGACGTTGGTGCTGGCGATGTTGTTTACGAGTTCTCCAATCTCATCCAAACCTGGGAGGTGCCGCAATGCCTGCGCGGCACCGTGCGTATATTGATTGACGTACTCTCCAACGCCCTGACCGGCATAGCCAGACTTCTTTATTTCCATCATCCCGGCGAGAGATGCGGAAACCGCAGCAATATATTCCGTGTTGATCCACATTCCCGCGACTTTGACAAAATGGCCGCCATACTTGTCCGTCCGAAAATCATCCTTCGTCATTTGGCTGGTGAGATAGGCCGCAACGCCCATAGTTCCAGCCACGCGGATCAGCTTTTGAATGCCACCGCCATATTGTGCAAGACCTTCTAGCTTTTCGTCTTGCACCTCTGAACGCATTTTTTTCGCGCCTTGCAACATATCCTTGATGCCCAGCGGCACACCGACGCCAGCGTTTTCGATGCTATTGTAAAGCAGCGTGGCGGGGATTTTTGCAATTGGGATAATTGCATCGCCAAGCCCATCGTAAGCACCGTTGAGCCACCGCTTTAGGGTAAGCGATAAATCCGCGACAAGATTCTTGTTGGTCGAGGTCACGCGCGCTGCTTGGTTTTGGCTTTGACTGCGGGCTAGCTTTCCGGCCTCCGACCCCGGTTTCAGCTTCGCGCCATCGGCGAGGATTTCCTGCGCCCGTTGCTCCAGCGCGGGGCCAGCCAGACCCTCGCTCTTGGCAATCTTGGTGGACATGACATTCAGCATGTCGAAAAACGTCTTTTGATAGAACTTCACGAACGAATAATTGTGTTCCCAGTCGATGGCGATTTTGGTTGAAATATTGGCTGCGGCGCGCGTGGCGCTTTCGACCGCGTGCAAGGCTGGATTGGTGGATAACATGCCCTCGCGTTTGGCGAAGCTGGATTTCTCCCCGAGTGCGCCATTTTCGTCCGAAGCAACATTTACGCCCGTCTCCAAGAATTGCTGCCAGGCCTGCTTGTTAGCGGCTTTGGCGAGATCAGCCGCAGCCCCGCCGCCAAAACCAAACCGCCGCGTCATCAGGTCTGTGAGATAATTTTCCATCTGCCCAATCGCGGTCTTGATCGGCGTGGAAGGGTTCATCAGAAGGAAGTTTCGGCCCGTGGTCAGAATATCTTTGCCGATGGCCTTGGCCGCCGTGACCGGCATCAGCGAATTGACATAGTGCCGCAAATCCTGTTCGGCATTGATGTAGTCGCTGCTGACGCCGGACATTTCGTCCGTCGGCTTCTCGCGTTCCTCAATGGCTGTCTTGGCCAGTGCGGTGATCTTCCCCGCTTCCTCGGCGGTGACGGTGACGCCCAGTTTTTGGGCCGCCAAGTCCGCGAGAAAGCCTTTTTCATCTTCCGGATTGAGAACGCTGTCCAGCTTTTCAATCTTAGATACGATATCCCGTTTGGCCGGTTCCGAAACATTGGTCAGCGTCTTTGCCCAACTCAGAAGCCCGCGCTTCTGATCCTTCAGCACCATCTTGCTTTCAAATAGTGCGTTCACATCTTGGGCGTTTCCCTTGCCGACAATCGGCTCAAAGAACGTGCGCCGATCAGCGCTCGACATATCCATCAGCTTGTCCGGATCGACTTCGCCGGATTTCAGCGCATCGACAAAGGCCGAGACGTATCTCTTTGGAAGGCAAAAAGCGACCATTAGTAATCACACGCAATAGATTGAGCGAAAGTCTGTAAAGTTTCCTTCAAGGTCTGTTTTGGCTCCCGTTCGCTGCGGATTTTGGCTTTTATGGTGCCAACTTCGGCGGCTTTTTCTGTTTCGACCTTAGCACCGCGCGCCGCCGCCCGCGCATTCTGCACTTCCTGGATCGCGGCAACCGGGGAAGCCCGGTCGCGCTCTCCCAGCGTGCGAATACGCTGGCCCATGGTGGTGGCTTCTGTCGTCAGGCGTGAGCCCGTCGCCAACTGTCGCAAGGTTTCAACATCGCCTTCTGCGGTCGCGCGTTTTTCGACAGCAACTAGAACGCTCTCAGGCAACACGCCGCGCGGCGGGGCTTTTGTGCCCATTGCCACAGCCTTGGCTTCTTCATAATCCTTGTTGATGAGTTCAAGAGCTTTGGCAGCTTGATCGGCCATGCTGACGCGCTGATATTCCGGCAAATCGCCAAAGGTATCGGTCAGCTTGTTTTCGATTGCCAACGCTTCGATATGCTCGGAAAGCCCGCGCGTGACAGTCTCGCCGGTGCCTTTAACCGCCCGCATAGGCCGTCCCGTGACACCAGGGGCAGGCTTCTCCGCTACAGCTTCGGCTCGTCCTCCGGCGGCGGCGGGCTCTCCTGCGGCTTGCTCTGCTCCCAGCTTAGCGCCTTCTGGCGCAGTTTGGTGACCGCTCTCTGAGACTGCTCCAACTGCTTCAGGGATTGCGCGAGGCCCGGTGCCAGGTCCGGGCGCATTTGGGCCACCTGGAGGAACCGCGTTCTCTCCTGCGACTGCTCCAGCTTCTCCTGCGGATTTGTGGGGGAACTCATTGTGAATCTCCGGCGCTAGGTTTTTCAGCCCATGTTCAATTTCGGTATCTATGGTGTCAGCCGTGGTCGCTGCATGCTGCGGCGGGGTGACTTCGGCGGCTTCCTCATGGGCCTGACGCATCGCAGCGGCAATATCGGGTCCAATATCCCACAATTTATGCTGTGCGGTCAATAGGTTACGGCGCACAAAGGCCATATCTGGTGTGTCTGTGTGGAGCAAATCATGCTGTTGTGCCCGCGCCTCGGCCAATCTCTCCCGCTGAGTGACGGTCAGTCTTTCCTCAACGCCGCCAACCTTGCCCAAAATAGTATCGATTGTGTCTTGCAGGTCTTTGACCTCGGGCATCTCGGCCCGCTTGGCGCCCAAGTCGTCCAGCCAACGGCGATAGGTTTCCTGCCGAGTGTTCAAGGAATCGTATTGCTGGAAAGCTGCTGGCTCGATTTCGCGGGCGCGCGTTTCTGTGGGCGAGACAGGTGCCTCCGGTGCTTTCTCTGCCGCAGCGACGGCGGAGGCGGGTGCCGGTTCAGTTGTAGTAGGCGCTTCGCCAACCACAGGGCGCTGTGCTTCCGGCTGCTCTGGTGCGCCGGTTACTTTGTGATCCTCTGCAACACGCTGTTGCTGTCCTTTGATGCCTTCCGCAACTTCGGCTTCAGTGGTTGGCGCGCCGATCACGCCAGCTTCGCGGGCGGCTGCAAGTCGCTCCGACAAGTCAGCATCAAGCTCTAATGGTGCGTGCGGGATCATCGGCAGTTCAGGAATAGCGCCGCTCAAAACTTCGCCCGCCGCTTCGCCCGCCGCTCCGAAAGGCCACGCCTCAATCTTGGAAAGCGTCGTCGGTTGTGTGCCTCTGATTTCCTCCGCAGCCTGCTCCCCAAACCCATGGATGCCAGCCAAGACGGCTTGCGGCGTCTCGACAAGGCCCGCTCTTAGGCCGCTTACCATTTGCGGCGCACTCAATGCGCCAAGTGATACCACTCGCGTAGCGGCATCGGCAGCAACCGCGAGCCCGCGCAAACTGCTATGGATAAATGCACGCGCTAATGCACTCTTGCCTTTTTCCAGTTGATCATAGACCCCGGCTTTTTTCAGGAAGGTATCCGTATCCGGATCGGGAGGCGCTTCGCCTTCAAATGGCATCGCGGCGTCTTGCCCGAACGCTCTAAGAATGCGCCCGGCTGGCGTCTTTGAAAAATACGCATCCATCGCAGGCGAGGACGGCGGCTGATTTGCGGGTGTCGCGCGGTGCCAATCGGCGTAGGCGGCAGCCGTGATGTCGGCTGGTGCCATAATGAAACGCCCGACACCCATAGCCGCGCTGTGTACTGCATCATCGACTTTATTGAGAAGGGTTTTCTTGGGTGCAAACAGTTCATCCGTTGTGGGAAGCAACCCATCGCTCTTGTCCGGCATATTCGGCTTATCGCCAAACAGGTCCGCCGTTGTTGGAAGTTGACCGGGGTTACTCATGGGTTGAACGGAACAGTTGGAGGAATGCCAGCTTGGGCGGCAACAGGCGCTCGCGCCCATCCACGACGCACCGCTTCGGCATCACGCTCTTGCTGTGTGATCTTTTTGGCTTGATATGCAGCCTGCAAATCCGCCGCCGTCTTGACGTTTTTGAATGTCGCCGCTACGGTCTGAGCATGTTTCAGTAGCGGATTATAAGTAACGTGCTTCTGATCCGGGTCGCTTTGGATATCCAAGATTTTCTGATCGCTCCGCACGAACCCGCCGCTGAACATGGAATTGTAGACGCCGCCCTTGTTGGAGAGGATTTCAGATAGCGGCTTGCCTGCCTTTTCTTCGGCGTCGATCTGGCGAAAGGCTTGTCCGACAAAGCGTTGGTATTCCTTCTCCCCGTCCGGATAAAAGATACCAAGATTTTCGTTCTGGATCGGGTTAATCAGATGATGCGCGGTCGTGAGGAAATTGCGCAGCATGGCGGTATCGGCTTCGCCGCCTGGGCCGCCGCGCCGCGCAAGGACTGATTCCAGCGCCGCCGCACCCGTATTGGTCAGCGGGCCGCTCTCTCCCGGTTGGATATAAGCCGATAACTCCGCCGCGCTATGGATACGGCTGGGGTCGCCTTCGGGGGCAAGAACGCGCTGCAACATGGAATTGAACTGCGTGCCGTAGGTTTTGGCCTGTCCTTTGGCGGCGGCGGCAAAGCGGTTCTCAACCGCTGCGGCTTGGATGGGGCTATCAATCTGCATCCGGTTCCACGCGGCGGCGACCTCCGGGCTGGTGGCGTTGAGTTGATCCTCCGTAATCGGCGGATGGCCAGATGCGAATGCCTGCGTCACGGTATGAACGTCAACCTCATATTGCGCACGCTGCTGGGCCATCGTTTGGCTCAGGTGACGGCTGACGTTCGTCACATATCGCTCTTGTGCATCGGGATAATTCGGGAAAAGGTCTGCCGCCTTGTCACGCGCCCGGTCCAGAATATTGCCTTCGTTCAGAGCGTAGTAGTCCGCGACAGAAGTATAATTGCCAGCGGTGTTTTCGTTCGCGCCCAACGTGGGGTGCTTGCCGGCCAGTGATGCGGTGACGCCTTGATTGATCAGGTCCGGTGTAAACGCGGCGCGCTCGCCCGGTTTTTTCTCCGCCGCGCCGATCCCGGTCATCAACTTGTTCAACGTCGCCGGATCATTCAGGTTCGGTACTGTGCCCGGCGCGATGCCAGATGCTTTGCTGACATTGCTTACCCAGTTGGCGATGTTCTGAGGGCTAGTGCCTTCCCATTTCGCGCCGATCTGCGCGAGTGTTAGGCCCTTATAGTCGGGCGAACGCAGATTGTTGGCCGTCAGAATCACACCATCCAACGGACTTGCTGGTTGCTCGAAACCGCCCAAATCCTTCCTTTTGACATTGCCAAGATTATTTGGGTTGGCGCGCAAAGCCGATACCATGCCCGCCGTGGATTGCTGGGCCTCCGCTTTCACACCGTTAATAAAATCCTCGGTCGCTGGAGCCATCTTGGCATTGATGACGGCGGCTTTGACCTCATGCGAAATCGCGTCATAATCCTTGAGCGAGCCCAGAATATCGGCGCTTTTGTCCAATACCCGTTGTGCCGCTTCTGGGTCGCTTACACTGAGCGTGCGGATGCGCGTCAAGGCCACATCTTGATCAGCCTTCAGGATTGCGCCTTCTTGTGGAAATCCAGCGAGTTGGGCATTCTTGGCGTAGGCATGACGGACATTTTCTCTTAAAGCCGCGCTGGCGTCATCATCGGCTGCTACACGCGACACGGCATTCAGATTGATCGTCGCCGTCGTTTCATTGGTATTCTGCGCCCATACCTTCTGTTGCTGGTCGGCATGCTGGCCAATCTCGGAAAGCGTCTGCGCCCGGTAGCGGCGGGATTCGGTATCAAATTGAAGCTGCGATTCCGGTGTTGACAGATGCTCGCGCTGCTCGGCAATGTAATCGTCTATCTGTTGTGCCACGGCTTGGCGGTGTTGCATCGCGTCCGCCCCGCGCATTCCGAAATACCCGGTGTCCGGGACCAACTGTCCGTCCGGTCCCATGACTTGTTTGTTGGGGTCGCCGTAGAGAAGCTTGGCCCGCTGTTCCAGGAAATTGTTGGTCGCGTTGTCCGCCGCCACCGTGCCGTAGAATTTCGCGGCTTGGGATATGCCTTGGCCTAGCGCTTCGCCACCACGAGCTAACCCAGCGCCGAACGCATCAGGAGAGGCTTGGATGTGTTGGAAATCTTCCGGCGCTGATATTTCCGGAGCAACTTCAGGCACACCCGTGTAGTCAGTCCGCGCCACGTTTTGTCCTAATACAAATCCTGCATAAACTGGTATTGCTCAGGAACGGAAGGCATCCCGCTCATCAGAGAAGTGGGATTGCCTGTTGCCCCTGGCGCAAAATCTTGCCCCCCACCTCCGCCTCCGCCGCCCCCGCCACCAACCCAGTTGTCAAAGGTTGGGTTGCTCAAGAGCGTGCCCGCGCCTTTCAAAGCGCCTTCCCATGGGGCCATCGCCGCTTCATGGCTTAACAGCCCTGCCTGCGCTTGGTAGCTCGTCGCCTGTGTCTCGTAGCCGTAGACCTGTTGCGCGCCCCGATTGCCGACATTGGCGGTGTCCAATTTCCCGAGCAGCCGCTCGCTTGTCTGCACATCGCCGGCTGATCCGCTGTTCACGTCTATATTGCCTGCGGCCAGCCCAGCGCGAAGATTTGCGGATTTTGCCCGCGCCTTAAGCCCTGCTTGCTCGACCGATGCGGCGGTGGCACTTGCGCTATAAGCCGCGTTCTGCCGCGCGGTAATCGCATTGTTGCGCGCGACCTGGGCTTGATAGTTCAATGAGCTTTGCTGAGCAAAGCCGCCGAGAACAGAACTTCCTGCGGAAATTCCTGCGCCAACTAGAGCCAGAGTCCCCGGGCACATTTTAGGAAATCTCCTGCTGGGTCATTCAATCCTCGCGAACTCACCGTGATATTTTTTGGCAGCGGCGGCATAGGCTGCTGCGGCCAATTCCTTGGTTTCGAACAGACCAAGATATCTAGGTCGGCTATCTACCGTTATCTTGGCAGTCCATTTATTGTAATGCTGCTGGACTCCCTTAGCGCCGCTTTTGGCGCGGACCTTTGAGTTGCAATTATTTTGAGCGTGCGTAGCCTCTCTAAGGTTCTCCCACTTATTGTTTGTTTTATCTGAGTCCACATGATCTATCATGTGTTTGGGATGCTTCCCCGTCATATACAGCCACGCTAAGCGATGGGCCAACCGCACCTTGTTCTTTACGGTTATTACGAAATACCCATGGTTCCCCGGCTTCGTGTATCCCGCCACATCACCAGCTCTAGTGTTATGGCTAACACGGACGCGCCAAGTAAATACCCCAGTCGCCGGGTCATAGAATAGAATTTTCCGGACAAATGCCGCCGTTAGATCGTTATTAGGCTTAGGCATCCTGACCTCCGTGCCCGAACGACGGATGACACCCAAGAGCTATAACAAAACTATCCCCAATAGGGATTTTCATGCGAGGGTCCGCCACGATAGCCGCGACCATTTCCTTTCGCGATAGATGGCCATCATCATTCTCTCTATCGTGAAACCCCATCGCGACCGCGAACCGGATAGCCGCTTCATCATTTGGTAGCACAGTAATCGCCACCTCTTTGTGATCGTCCATAATAACCGCCAATTCGGCGCGGGCTTCCTTCACCACCGACACGGGCATCTTGGTCACTTCATCGGACAGTACAAGCCAGACTAGGGCTTCTTCTCCCAACAGCGTGCCCTTGGCCCCCCACATGGCGACAGGCTTGCCGTCCATCAGAGCGGTCCTGCAATAGCGTGAGGCGATGAAAGCCCGATGCAGCGCCGCCCGTGGCTCGTAGCCGAAGTCCTGCAAAGTGATACAGGCTGCAGCCCGCAGTTGCGCCGCCATCGGTTTGATATGGCGTGGGCTTGCGGCAACAACGCTGTATACGGAGCGGGTCATGCTCATAGTCTGCCCCCTCCGCCGCCAATCATCCAGCGTCCAGGCCCGCGCTGCTGTTGATGCTCCTGGCCTGCCGATTGCGGCTTGGGCTGATAGGTGACTTCCTGGGCGTCGCCTGGCAGCACCTCCGGCGAAACCATGGTCACCTCCAAAGCGAGTGGCAACCGCTGCTGCACGGCCACCTGGCCCTTGCTATTCCAATCTGCGCCGTCCCCGATGACCCGGAAGTCTCCGGTCCATACCTGGGTCACAGTCTGGCCACCGGGGCTTGTATACGTTATGGGCGGGGCCTGCCCGCCTGTCATCTGAGCATAGATCGAGGGCGTCATGGGTGCCCAGTTGGGGGCCAACTGCTGCGGGTTCTGCGCTCCGCCGTCCGGTTGGTTGGTCCCGAACTCGAATGGCCCGCTGGCGGCGACCCTGACCGTACAGGCTGGAATGACCTTCCTGGCTCCTTGCGTCACCTGCTGGCCGTTGAGATATGGTGTCTGCATCTGGGCGGTAAAGGACAGCCCGATTTTCACATTGCTGGCCGGGAACGGTAGCGTGGCAATTCCATTGGTGCCCACCGCCAGACCAGAGAACGGCACGCCATCTCCAAGACCGACCACCGTGGTCCCTGCCAGATGGGGAGCATTCAAAGTGGTGACCTGTTCGGCGATCGACCAGTTGCCGGCCGCCGCGAAAGGCGTGCCCACGACGCCATTGGAAGCCCCCAATAGCCAGGTGCCCGTAACCTGAAACGGCGAGGTATACGCGGTCACCCTGGCAATTCCTCCGCTCATGCGGATGATCCGGTTTACACTCAAACTGCTGAACGCACTTGCCCCTGCCGTGAAAGTCACGCCCGTGCCCGACGCCGCGCTGGCTAACAACGTGGTGGAGGGAAAACTCATCGGGTTGGAAACCGCGCAATCCACGGCATAGGCATCCTCAACCGTCTGCCATAGCCGGTTGTCCATGCGCTCCATGTAATAGCCGCTGCCCGAAACGACGGACGGAGCGCCAAACGACAATTTCAGGAACGGCCCACTGATTTTGTTGCTATTGATGAACCCTTGGCGGAACGCCAGATAGGCGGGCGTGAGGAAACAGAGATTGGCGCCGGCATCGTTGCCCGCCCAGTAAAAAGCATTCTGCTGGCTGTCATAAATTCCAGCATCGCCAATGGCGTCTGAAATCTGGAAGGAGCCGAGAGAATTATAAACCACGTTTGTGTTGCCGATACTCGCGCCGTAAGCGGAATAAGCAGTGTCCCAACCGTTTTCGTCATAAATTTGAACCACCGTAGGCGCTGATCCGGAGGCAAATTTATATTGCACCATGATTGTGTGGGATTTTGTTACATCATAGGACCACGACCCGGCCACAACGGGTTGCACCTCAAAATAGAACCAGCGCTTGGTGTAATCCACGCCGGAGAAGGCAAAGGTATTTTGCCCAAGGTAAAGATCGAGTTCGCGCACATTCAGGACCACCCAGGCAGCAAGTGCAGGATTGCTTGTCGGTGCCCACGAAGCGGTCATGTAGCCCGTGACAAAGCCTTGGTGATAATCGAAGGTATTTCCAGTTAGCTGGACATAAGTGCAATCAAATCGGGTCAGGTTCGGATTGGACCAGCCTGTGGACGTATCTCCTGCCCAAAGTTTGTTGATGCACACAAGTTCATTGGTCACAGGCAGATAATAGAGCGAGTATTTATTGACCCCGTAAGTCGATGGCGTGGCGAATATTCCGTCCACGGTATAGGCGGCGACATTGGAATTTGGGCCTGTCGCCGGTCCCCATGGTGTAATATCGGTGAAGCCGCCACCTACAGTTGGACCTCCAAACGGAGCCGCAGATGGCTCGTCAAAGCGATGCAACTTGAATGCGCGCGTGCCGGTCTGCGAGCCGCCGTAGATAAACATGCTGGTAGCATGGTTGAGCACGCTGCGAAAATAGTACCCATTCCAAAGCGGGTCTTGGACAAATTCCGCATAGGAAACGAGAACATCGAGGGTAATTTCTGGCGACGTGATGGTTCTCGGTATTAATGCCAATGTGTAGAAATAGGTCTTTGACACCTGCTCCAAACGAACATAAGTCCAATTATCGGAGATTCCGACCAATTCCAGATGTGCGCCCTGGCCTCGGGGACCATGGAACGGCGAAATCACTTGCGCGAAATTGTCACTGCGGCGAAACAGATAAATTATGCAGCCGACACCCCCATGATGCCACGCATCGCCCGTTCGGGGGTCCACCATCAAGGGATCGTCATTGCTGCAGTCAGAATCATCCTCAACGAAGCGCCGCCACGTCCCATCGCTGGGTGTTGCCCCGCCAGCCAAGGTCGCACCGCTGGGCGTTCCGCCAGAGGCAGCGCCCAACGTGTAGGCATTTCCCGCAGTGCCACCCGTGCGGTATGTAATCCCCAGAACGGTCGTTCCTGCGGGGCTTCCATCGTATGCGGTATAATAGGCGCCCGTGAGCGAGCCGTTGGCCGAATTGTTTAAATCCCAAGAGAGTTGTTTGAAGGATGCAAGGGCCGTTGCCTTGATGTTTGTCTGGTTTCCCGTTGCCCCACTGGTAACAAACGTCCAGGTCACACCGTTGAGTATGATGGTGTCGCCATTGGACGGGTTGGCAGTGAACTCATAGTTGCCGATCGCGGTGGGGCCAATACCGGTTGGCACTAGTTTTGTGCTGTCATAACACTGGTGAAACGTCACCGCGTTGGTGTCGATATTCTTCTCAGCAATCCAGTGGTTGAACTGCGTCCTGGCATCGTAATTACCGCCGATAGCTATCACGCCAAAAACAGCCGTCCCGCCGCCATCCCAAAGCACGAACCCAGTTGTATTGACCTGGGTGTTGGTGTTGCGGATACCCATGGTGTAGATGAATTTTCGGCCAACGGCGTCAAACCGCCCCCCGGTACTGATCTTGTTTTGAAGCCCGAAATTGTTGGGGAGTGTCCCCAAGACATCAATCCCGTTCACCCAAGTTGGATCGTAATTCTCTTCCGTCTCCATGATGTAAGTGCTGGACGAGGATCGCGACCCGGGCATCAAAAACCGTTTGACAATCACATACACCGCATTGACCGGCGGTTCGCTGACCGATGCGATTCCGACGACAAGACCTTGCGTGTCATGTCTCGCCCAGCCGTAGACCTCCTGTTCCTTGAGGTAGGTCATGGAAAGCAGCGTGCCATCGTCGCAGCATGCCCACAGCACTTTGTAGGGGTTTCGTGCCCAGGTCCATTGCACAATCTGGCGATAGAAGAACAAATGACTGGAGAGGATTGTCAGGTCGGTGCCGGTATAGATGTTGGTCCAGAAATTCCACGCCAAGTCGCGCACAACCGAGCTGATGGCTTCGACATAAAGCACATCGTAGTCAACCACGATGGGCGGGACTGTGGCGGAACAGCCGTTGAAGGCTTGCGGTTGCGCTTGCGTGGAAGAAGGCGTGATCGGTTGGGCATTGAGATTGTACGAGCCTTCCCCGATGATCTGCCATGCACGTGAGCCAGTGAATGCAATCAGGCCGCCGGGCATGGGGATCAGCCATTCGATGCCGTTGACTTGTTCGGACCAGGGAGAGGCGGTGATGGCATCGGTCGCCTTGGTGGGAATGCTGGTGTCGAAATTCCGGTAAAGCCCGGTCTGGCTGGCCCAGAAGGTATCCGGGTCGTTCAACGAATTGGCGAAGAAATGCCGCTGCTGGAAATAAGCATTGACGCCTGGGAACGTGCCGCTGGTCGGGCCGATATCGAGAGTCCCGGTCGGAGTGCTGGAGGCATTGGTCCCGCCCGTCAGGGTTGCAGCACTTGGGGTCGCGCCGCTTGTCCCACCTGCCAGGGTATAGGAATTGCCGATGGTGCCCACAACTTTGTACGTGATGTTCAGGCGCGTGGTTGTCACGGCATAATTGGAGAGCGCGATATTGGCGTTGAGCGAGGCCGTGAGGTCGAGCTGGAGTTGGGTCAAGGTCGCCGCGAGATTGCCGCCGATATTGGTTTGGTTGCCCGTCGCTCCGGCCGTAACAAAGGTCCAAGTCACGCCATCCAGGATGATAGTCTGGGTGTTTGTCGGATTGACGGAGAACAAGAGATTGCCGGTGGCTGCCGCGCCTGCCGCGCCTGATCCGGAGCCGCCCGCCAGCGTGGCCCCGCTCGGTGTCGCCCGGCTGGCCGCGAGGGTATAGGAATTGCCCGCTGAGCCAGCCGTCTTGTAATTGATCAGCAGATTGGAGTTGGTGATGTCCACGGTATAGGACGCCAGGATAAGCGCGGGATCGGATGAGGCCGACAGATTGGACGCGAGCGATGCCAGTGTCCCCGACAGCGCTCCGGCAATGACGGTCTGCTGCGGGCCGGTGATCGAGTTTACGAAGGTCCAGACAACCCCATTGAGGGTAACCGTGTCGTTCGCGCTCGGGTTGGTCGAGCCGAACTGAATGGAGCCGGAGGCAAAACCCGCCCCGTTGAACGCGATAGTGTCTCCGGGCCTGTACAGCTCGCCATTGTTGGTGATGAGAAACCCGCCAAGGCTGCCGCCGATCACAATCGGATAGCCCACGAAATTCGTGCCCGCTATCGTGGTGATCGCATAGGTCACCACCGTCTGGCCGGAACCGCCGCCCGTGATGTTCACCGCCAATATCTGGCCGGGCGCGAACGGATTTTGATGCGTGGGCGGGGTCTGCGTCAGATCCACGACCGAGCGGGTATCGAGGAATTGCGTGCCGTAGGATGAACCGACAAACCCGAAGATACTGCCGGCAGGAACCGGATTTGGCGTGGCCGAACTTCCGGTCCCGGTATCGACGGACGGCGGCGCGCGATAGACGTTATAGAACTTGGCCCCTGTGACAAACGACCATGTGATGGTGTTGGTGCCCGCCTCAACTTCCAGATCGGCACCGTGGCAACTGGCCGTCGCGGACGCCACACTTTCATTGCCCTTTCCATCCACCGCCGTGACTTGGTAAGCGAAGGTCGCGTTCACGCCATTGCTCGGAGCCTGCGATTGGCATGCCGCAGAGACCGTGGTAGGCGGTGCAATCGCCGCGTCGAAATCCGTCAGCGTCAGTGTCCAATCCGCAGCAGCCAAGCGCGTCAAATCGTAGGGCGGATATTCGGTGCCCGTGACCGGGTTGGAACAGGTCAGCGACATCACATCGGCAGATTGTGCGTATTTCAGATAGGGCAGATCGATCGCTGCATAAGGCGATGTAATCGTGTAAATCCGTGACAGCGTGCCGCCGCTGATATAGGCGTTGAACGCCGTGGAATCGACGGGGTTTCCGTTCAGGTCATAGAGCGACAGCGAGCCGCTGGAAACGCCGCTGACGATATAGGTATTGCGGTTCAACTGCGTCATGCCGACGACGCCAGCGACAAATACCCAATCTCCGTTGTTGAACGGAGTGCCCGTGACCGAGATCACGCACGGATTGGCTTGGCTCGCACCAGTGATCGGAATTGGATTTTCCAGGACATAGCCGCCCTGAAAAACAAAGCGGATATAGTTGTCTCCAAATTCGAGGACGTAGGCTTGAGTTATATTGAAAATAAATGGGATGGGCCTTGGCGGTCCCGTTCCGGTAAGTGGTTCCTTGCAACGTCCGACGAACGCAAAGCCTCCGCGAGACATAAGGCCGCCCTTATACGCGACAATCATATTGCGTAAGGTTGTCGCCGAAGAATTGAATTTCGCTAAGTTGACTTCACCATATAACTCTGGCGAAATTTCACCTGCGCTGAAGGCTGTTTGTATCGATGTAACGGCCATTTTTATTGCCTTTTATAGCAATGAGCGTCATAATTCCGCCCATGGTCATCGTCTATTTGATTACGTGCCTTCCGAGCAACCGGAAATATATTGGCATTACGAAAAATCTGCGGCGCAGATGGAACGACCACGTGTCCGCTGCTACGCGTGGTGATCACCCGAATATAATGCTTAGAAAATCTATCCAGAAGCACGGGCGAAATGCCTTCTCTATCGCGACCGTGTACGAGGCTGTGACATGGCGCGAAGCGGAAGCGGTAGAGCGCGGGCTTATAGCCGCCTACGGCACGCTTGTCCCTAATGGAATGAACATGACTTCTGGCGGTGGGGGCACGGTCGATTTCCACAAACCGCATAGCCCTGAGACAAGAGCGAAGATCGGAGCAGCGAACAAAGGTCGCATACAATCTACTGAAGCGCGTCTCCTTATATCGGCTGCGAATAAGGGGAGAAAACGTAGCGCTGAGGTGCGCGCCAAAATGGGCGCAGCCCGTATCGGGTCCAAGCGTCCTGACGCCACCAAGGAAAAGATGGCTAAATCGCGGCGCGCATATTGGGACCGCTGGCGCGAGAAAAATCCCCGCCCAAAAGTTATGAAACAGACCGATGAGCCGTGTATCTATTGGTGCTTTAGTCACCAAACATGGGCCGTGGAAATTGTTGTTGGTGGAAAGAAAATGCGCGCGCCACGTTGCAAGGAGCTTTCTGATGCTATCAAAGCAAGAGACATGCTGCGTGCAGGGATCCGCCCAGAAGCAAAACAACCATGGCGCAGATCCAAAAACTTTCCTTTGGAGCCTCAATACACGCTCCCGCACCAGGACATAGAATCCCAGCCATAACCAAAATAACCAAGCGCACCGCCGCCATCTAATGGGCCGCCAAATCCGCCGTTGCCGCCCCATGCCCATTGATTGCGCGCGCGAATGAAACTGGCCTCAAAATCGGTACTCTGCGGCATTCCTGCCTCATTTCCATTTGCCACGCGCGCATCAGCGATGGCGTTTTTCAGCATGGGAATAAGGCGACCAGTTTCCGCTAGACGCAGTTTGGGGTCTTCAATCGCGCTTGGGGCAATCGCCAGCGCCATCATCATCACGAAGGCTTGGCGAAAGAGAGAATCCCAAACCTCTATCACAGGTTCGAATCTCGTATAGACAAACTCGGCGTTACAGCAATCGGTGAGAATAATCTTCCGGCTCGTTGGCCCCAACCCTTCCGTGCGCGACAGATCGGGCCGCTGCGTCCACGGAGGATTGCCGACTTCAACGGGGTAGAGGTCGCTCGATGACACTAAGAAGCGACCCGGCTGCAATCCGTAATTCACACCGACTGATACGCCCGTCGTGAGCGGCACGCCCGTAGAACTTAGAGGCTGGGCGTTTGTCGGATTCCACGGTAGCCAACGCCCTTGGATTCCGTCAATCGGCCAAGCCCACGCATAGGTCCATGGACATTCCACGACAGGACTAACAGGCAGCGGTGAGTTGCCGGTCGCGTCACCAAGCAGAGTAAGCTTTGCCCGTTTTCTCGCAAAATCCCAGTGCGCCGTGCGCAACAACTGACGAAGCCCTTGGCCGTAGTTTCGGCGCGCTGTTTCCGCTATAGCCGTGCCGTCGTTCAGATCGCCAATGAGTTTTCCCGGCTGGCCGAGAAGATCAACCGCTTCATTGATTATGGTTGCGGGACTGGAGAGATACGGAATGCCAACAGCGCTCATGGCCTACCCCCTGATCCCGCTGGCTGTCTGAGTGACGGCATTTGCTTCTTCCGCCTGCATCTTGTTGGTGTTGGCATCGGCTCCGAAAGCAATGGCGAACTTCTTGCCGAGGATTTCAATGAGGCTCGCGGTAAATCCCGGCTCCCACTGGGTCACGTCTGTTACTTGCCTACGGTACACGCCAATCGCATTCGTCATGTTGCACAAGATGACTTTGGCAGGCGGACCAGAGGCAACCGGCGGCGAACCGCTCACAACCGGCACGGCATCATTATCCACGCGGAACAGCGCTGGAAGCGGGTCAAGGTCAGGCATCCCGCCAGGCGGTGCGATGATCGCGCGCAGGTCAAGACAGTCTCCCGGATAGGCATATTCGTAGAGAAAGCCGGGAGGGGGATAAATCGTTGACCAAGGCTGTATAGGATTAAACCCGCCATCCGGCGGCGGTCCTTTAAGCAAAGTCAGTGCCAGCACGCCGCGCGAAAACGACCAATCCGTTGTGCGGATAAGTTCATCACGGGATTGACCATAGATTTCCAGTGCGGTTTTGGCCGCTTCGGAGCCTTCATAATAATCCGCAATTCTGAGCGGCACGCCGCCGGAACGCAGCCCTTGGTTCAGAATGTCAACAATGTCGTTTGCCATTTCAACGTCTCACAGAGCTTTCGTCTACCGTCTCGGCGGTAGACGCCACGCGGGCTGCTTCCTCAAGTATCTCACGCGCAAAATCGGGCCGCCCGGACAGCGCCATCGCCAAAGGATTGGCCAGACGGCGGCTCACTGCGTCGGCAAAAACAGAATCCCACTGCGCTTCGATTATCAATGAAGTCGTGTAGACCGCCAGCGCATTGACTTGGTTGGTCAGGATGACTTTGGTGTTTACTGGCGGGCTTCCGATGATGTCGAAAGCTACGTTGCTACGCACGGGGTAAGGATTGTTCTGGTCGGCAAGTGACCCCGTTCCTGATCTTGGAGGGCGCACCTGACGTAGCCGCACACATGAATCGGGATAAAGATATTCGTATGCCCACGGCGGAATAGGCGTTGGCGCAGCCGAAAGTGTCAAGGTGGCGGTATAGCGCGCGAAGTCGGGATCGAGTTCGCGCAGCATGAGTTGAACGACCGGAGCGTAGACCACATTGGCCGCGTTTGCTGCCGGGGAGCCGTCATTCAACGCCGTGATGCGGTATTGGCTGGCTATAAGTTCAAGGGCAGAATTAACTACAGATTGGACAGTGGCCATGCCTAGCCCCCTGCCCGCGCCTCTGCGGTTTCATCTTCGTAGTCGAGTGCGGTCACTTGAAGTTGAACCATGCCGCCGCTGAACTCGTTCTCCGAAATGCTCTCAACCCGCGCCTCACCAATAAGGTGGATAAGATCGCCCATTTCGGCGTTGTTGCTGAGTTCGACCTTTTCCAATTCCGGGCCGGTGAAACAGATGCAGGCGGGAGTTTCTAGGTCGAAGAACTTGCCATCGTCGCCCGCGAACTCGCTCAGTTGAACCTCGATGCGGCAATCTTCGCGGCCCAGGAATGTGCTGGTGACTTCGCCCATCGCGGAAAACCGCATGGTGGCATTGGGCTCCGCGCCCTCGCCGCCTGCCTTTTCCAGATCATCCTTGCTGATGCAAAAACACAGTCCACATGGGTACTCAGGAGGCTCGTAATTCGGCCCCATGCCTCTCGACATATCGTACATTTCTTCGTCGTTGTACGCTGTCGATTTGAGTTGTCTCAGAGCCATCGTTATTCCGTCTGCGGTGCGCCTTCGGCGGGCAGTTGATCCATGTCGCCGTCCGGGTTGCCTGCGGGGCTTTGCATTTCCTCGGCGTGCCGGGCGTGCATGTCCTTGAACTCGCCTTCGTGGCGTTCGTGCATCTTGCGGTGCGCTTCTTTGTGGTCGCCGTGCATCTCGCGGCGTTCCTTCTCATGCTTTTTGTGGAGCGCCTCGCGTTCGGCATGGTGCTTGGCGTGGCGGCCATCTTCCTTGCCGCCTTCCGGCTCGTGTTTTTCCTCTTTTTCCTCGCGCTTTTCTTCGCGCTTGGTTTCCTTCTTTTCTTCCTTCTTGCCGTAGCGGCCTTCGGCGCGGTCCTTCGTCTTTTCTTCGGCCATCTTATGCTCTCCTACGGTAACGGTGATCGGCAGATTTGCTGCCGTGGTGCCAACCCATCATGGTCTTGGCACGGATTGCGTCATTGCGAACTTCGGTATTGGAGGAATGAAGCGCGGCGGCCAGTTTCGAAGCCGGGATTTTCTGGCCTTCTGGAACATGGAGCTCGCGGTGCAGTTTCCCCTTTTCTCCGCCCGGCTTGAATTTGGACTTCGGCACCCATCCCTTTTTCTCGCTCATGTGAACACCCCGATCACAATGACCGAGACATTGGCGCCTGTGGTGATGGTCCAAGCCCCGGATGCGGACACGATGCCTTTGAGGTCGATCAGAAACGGCTTGAGGTCCGCAACCGAAGTCGCGCCGCCGGCAAAGACCGTGATCGAGGTTGTCTTGTCCAGAATGGCAATCGCGCCGGGTGACGTTGTGGCAGGGATGACCAAGATGCCGGCTAAGATGTTGCCGAGCGCGCCCGCCGTGCCCAGCGGTGCGCCGGTTTGCGATGCGGCAACTGCCACGTAGCCGAGTTTTTGGACGATGCGTGAGTAGGTGGCTGCGTCGGCGGGGATCATGCCTTGCCCCCAGTCTTTTTCTTGCCGTAGCGGCGCTCTGCCTTGTCCGCGTTCGCAAAATCCTTGCCGACCGATTGCGGGACGCCGCCATAGCCGCCCTTTGTGTGAGCGGCTATTTCCATCAGCTTGTGCTGGGCGGCTGACTTCGACGGCATGAGGAAAGCACCTCTCAGCCGATAATTAAATAGTTATAAACCGACGTATCCGACGCCGTGCCCAGAACCGTAAACCCGGTGCCCGGCGTGATCGTCGCGATATGCGGGAACACGCCAACCGTGCCGCCCACGGTCTGAAGCGTAATCAGGATGTTGGAATTGGCGGTCACATTGGCATTCGCCACCGTCACGGGCGTTGCCCCGTTCAGCGTGAACGAGCCTTGGGCACAATTCAGAAAGCTCTGCGTCGAAGTTCCGAGGCCGCCGGGGACAATCGGGAGAACGCTGCCGCTGCCGATCGCTGCTGTTTGTACCATGACGGAATCTCCTTATGAGGGAAGCAGCGGCAGCGAGTACCACTGGGTTGCGGAAGTTGCGTAAAGCATGACGGGCACGCCGTTGGCGCAGGTGAGCGCGCCATGAGCGGCAATCGCGTTGATCGTCGCTGCGGCGTCGGGAAAGATGATGAGCGGTTGGCCGGCGACCGAATTGAACAGCGTGCAAATCGTACCGGGTGTCGGGACGGCTGGGAGCTTTACCGCCTTGGTGCCGTCCGAAGCCGTAACCAAGGTGAAGCCTGGGCTCAACTGCGCGGCTGTCGCCAGATTTGTGCCTGTCGCGGCAACCGGTGTGTTGGGCGTTGAGACGCCAAGACTACGGATTTGCCCGGCGGTCAGGGTCGCAAGAACGGCCCCGCCATTATCGGCACGAATTATTTCCGAGCCGGTCGGGTTGGTGATTGCTACTGCGCCTGCGCCGTAAACGCCCATCGGCTAACCCCTACCCTGCGCTGACAAATGACGGCCCCATGGCCCGGCCTGCTGCGTCGATCCCGTGGCGTTCTTGGACCAGGGTTCCGGCCACGCGCTTGCGGCGAACGTCCTGAACCGGGGCATCGACCACTTCGACCGGCCCGCGCTTGGGCATGCCGTTGAGGGCACCTGTCACCAGCGGAGCCTGCTTGGAGGCGATCATGGCGGATTCCACCTGCTCGCCAATGTCCGGTGTCGTGCCGCCGATCCATTGCAGCATCGCGGCGTGAACCTTTTCGGCCTGCGCGTTCTTCGGAAGGAAGTTCTCGGCGGGCGGGATGTACGTCCTGATCTGCTGGCCGGCCTCGTAAGTGACCGCATTGGCGCATTCAAAGAACCCGCCATCGCCCAACAGATAGAGGGGCGGCGTATTCTCGGCCTCGTATTTGGCCAGCAGCGCCTTCATCTCCACATAACCGGCGGCGCGGCGGTCCACTTCCTCGGCGGACAGCGGCTTGATATAGCCCGCCTGCTGCATCGATTGGACTTCGATCAGATGCGTCAAGGTCTGGGTAAAGGCATTGAACGCATCGCTATTGCCCGCCGGAGCTGAGCTCGGCACCAACTGCGCCACGCGCGCTGCAACTGCCGCGTCGATAAGTTTCTGAAGCGCGGGGTTGGCCATAAGCGCCGCCAGGGCCGCCGAAGAATTGGCTGCATCTTCTTCCCCGATGCCGAGGTCACTGTCCGTCTCGCGGGTTTCCTCCGGCTCGCTCTCGCCAATCAAGCCCTTTTTCTTCAGGTGGTAGCGAACGGCTGCGGGCGATACCTCGAAAGCCAGCGCCAGCGCGCCGATGCCTTCGCCGTCCTTGAAACGAGAGGCAATCGAATTTACGTCTTTGTCCGTTAATGCCATGAAATCCCTCAAGAGTTTCAGAAGTTCGCGGGATAAATTGGGTTGTCATCAATGCCGGTCAGCAGGAAGGCATTGACCGTGCCAGCCGTCATCGGGCCGGTCGCCACCACATAATTCACGCGGTAGAAACGCGGGAAACCCTGGCCGGGATAGCGGCGCGGAACCGTGAAGCTGGCAACCAACTGGCCCGCCGTCAGGAGCGCCACCGCGATGGTGTCGGTTTCCATGATGGTGTCCCAAGTGCCAGCGCCACCGGAACCATTGTCGATGGCCGCCTGTAACTGGACCTGCATGGTGGCCGAACCGCCAGCGGTAAACGCTGTCCCGACAATGACGCCCAACTGCGGAGCGGAGGCATTGTTGGGACCGCCCGTGCCAAGATCGCTGCCGAACACAGCAGCGGCATTGTTCACGATGCCGGTAATATTGGTCGCCGGAACACCGACACCAAGCCCCGCAGTGTCATAAACTCCGGTCGAAGGTGCCGTGGCTGTCACCGCCTGGGCGTTTGAAAGCAGGCTGTCTACGTCCAAGATCATCTGACTACTCCTTGCAGTGACGGATCACCAAAATAGCATGCCGTGTTCTTTTGCATGTTCGAGCGGATCGCGCCAAGATTTTTCGAGGTTGCATTTCTTGTGCAGCAACCGAAGATTTTTCCGATCATTCGACCCGCCGCGCGCAAGTGGAATGTGATGATCGACATGAAACTTTCCGCGAATGAGAGGCTTGAGGCAAAAGACGCAGCAGCCATTCTGTTTATCCCAAAGCCATTGAATGTCTTTGCGGCTATGCTTCTCAGGAGCGCCTTTGAGTTTTGCGCGACGATTGCGGTTATGGACATTGTGCGTTTCACGATAACCGGAATCTGAGCGCCTGCGCTGCTCATGGTACTCAAGTATTTTTTCCCGATTCTCCGCGTAATACTCGCGACCATGCTTTCTAGCGTGGTCACCGTGCCGCTCCTGATAAAGTTCACGGCGCCTCTGCTTTTTCTGTTCCGGGGTAAGCGGGTTGGGAGAAAATTCGCGGCCAATCTTCCCAGGAGTACGGCCTTCGGCAAGTGCCTTAGCGTGCCGCTTCTCTCTGGCGCGGCGAGCTGCGTCAGCGCGGAGCCGATCAGCATTTGCGTCCTTGTATTTTTGAACAGCAATCTTTCGACGCTCAAGGCGTTCTTCATCAGAGAACTGACGAGGACGGCCAGGAACGAACGGCTCACGGCCAGCAGCGAGCGCGAGCGCTGCGTGTTTTCGCTTGCTGTGCCGTTTAACCGCTTCACGTCTCTTTGCCTTTTCTTCTTCCGTTAGGTCCGAATACTTCTTTGCCATCTGTCACTCCCGCTGGTTGGCGGAAGCGACATTAGCATGTTATTCTATGTGATGCGAGATTCAGAGTTCTTCAGGATATCGAGGATTCGTATGGGGACACCACGGTAGTTTTCCGTGGGGAATCCGGCGTAATCCTTTGGAGATAAAAGTACATTTTTGTCCCTAATTGCTTGAATGTCCATCCAGCCCCTTAAAGTTCTGTTCGCGTAAATCGCGGGCCGCACGACCATGCCCATCTCGGACTTCGCGTCGGTCTGCGTGACGCCGGATACCGAGCGCGCCATCTTGGGCAGACGCAGCACCATCTTGGACAGCGTGGCGAAGATATCGAACGGGCTTGCACCGCCGAGGCCGGCACCGGTCACATCCAGATTGCACAGCCGCACACCCCAGCGCCAATCTTCGACGCAGAAGCCTGCTTCCTGCCGGAACCACGTCACGGCTGCACGATAGGGATTGCCCAGGCTGTCATAGGCGACCTGGGTATAATCCAGCGGTTCCAGTTTCAGGCCCGCCGTTGAGCCCTTGGGGAACACGCCGTAGATGGAGCGCGGCGACCAGCCGATCAAAAGCAGCGAGGTGTTGTTTGATCCCGTGCCGCCCCCGTCGAACACATTGGCGGCATTATCGGCGGTCGCGGGGTTGACCGTGTTGTAGAACGCATCGAAGCCGGTGAACTGGGAAGGGTTGGCCAGCGCGTTGCCATAGATGAACGTGGAGGCGATGGTCTGGGACATGCCCTCAAGGTGGGCGTTGTCTTCCTCATAGCGGAATTTGTTCTCGTTCTCCGCCATTTCCAGGAGCTTGCGGTCCAGCGTGATCTGGTCTTCCAGCATGCCGCAGTTGATGCGGCCCTGCGAGACCGTGGACTTGGAGGTGGGCACGCCCTGATTGAGATAGCGCCACCAGCCGGGAGGAATGGAGGTCCGCACCGTGTAGACATGGCCGGTGTTGGTGTTGCCCTCTTTCCAGACCAGATCATCATAGATTTCGTTGGCCTGGCTGAGAATTTCGGCAACGTCAGCCGCATCGCCGGTCGGGTCCGTTCTGCGGGCCAGATCCATCAGGGTGAAGGGGGCGCCAGTCGCCATTGGTTAACTCCTCGGATTAAAGCGGGCTATTTGTCGTTCTGGGTTTGGTGCCGTAGCGTTTGTCGGCGGGGTTCTCGTTGCGTGCGCCGTTGGTGGGAAGGCCCGAACCCTTGGAGCCCGGCTCGCGCATGCGCTTGGCGGCCTTGGCCAACAGGTTGATCAGGTGCTTGTTGTCGCCCGCGCCGGTCAGGGCCAAAACGTTCCACAGCTCTGTGCGCTCTTTGGTGTCCTTCACCAGTTCGGTGACGGCCCATTTCGCGTCGTTGAGAACGGTGTCGCGGCGGTTGCCGGCAGACTTGTCGAAGTCCGATACCCAGTCGCGGCGCATCTGGGCGAAGGTGTCCTGCTGGTTTTGCTGCATCGCCTCGGCGGTTTTCTTGACCGCCGTGGCGTGGAAATCCAGTAATTCCTGGCCCGCTTCCTGGCTGATGCCGTACTTGCCCAGCACATTTGTATACGCGCTGATCTGATCGGGAGCGGCCGCGATGCCTTCCGGCATCTTGAACTCGGTGTAGGTGGGCGCCGCTGGTTTTGCTGGCTCTGCGGCGGCTTCGGTGGCTGGTGCCGCGCCTTCCGCTGGGGCGGGTGTTTCAGCGGCGGGCGCGGCCTCAACCGCACTGGGTTCCTTGGCCGGAGCCGCGGCAACCGGTTGCTCGGTCGTGACAGGAATAGCTGCCGCCGCGTCCGCCGGAGGGGATTCAGCAACGGGCGCGACGGTGCTGGGCGATGCGGACGCTCCCGCGACCGGGGAAGGTGCGGCTGCAGACACTTCAACAGGCTGGGCAGGCGTATTTGCATCGGCCATGCAAATGAATTACCACAGGATATTGGGGTTCAACCGTTTGTGCGGTGTATGAACGCATCGCTTCCACTAGCTGGCGAATGTCGGGGATGACGGCTTCGGAACCAAAGACAAAGCGGCGCGTCGGCCCGATAGACCTGACGCTGCGCACCCAGCAACTTCAATATCTCGAATATCTGGCGGAGCGCGATGAGCTTCCGCTCTCCCGCGCACTAGCCCGCATCATCGACCGCTGCGCTGAAGTACCGTGGTCGCATCCGGTGAACCCGACCAAGAAAGCGCGCAAGCATTTCTTTCTCGCGCCAAAGCATATCGCGCTGCTCGATCAGCTATCGGTGATCTGGGGGTTGCCGCGCTCCGATGTGGCGCGCAGGCTAATCGATGAAGCGTTGGAGAAAGACACGACGCTTTAAGGATTGACGATGCGAATTGCAGGCGAGACAATCGAGACGGCAGCCATTTTCCACGATGGCAAAGTCTGGACGCTCCCGCGCCCAGCGCGGCATATTGATGTGATGCAGCACATATGGAAAGAACTTCACTATAAAACGGATGATGACAAACTCATCGTGATCGGATTTGAAACGCAGGGCTTCGTCACTAGCGCCGGACGTTTCGTGCGACGCGAGCCAGCGGCGCGGATCGCAAAGCAGGCCAAGCAGATAATCGCCCTGAAATGGCCGCCAAAACTTTATTCCGAGGACCTTTGGTAAGCGCTAAAGCCGCCCCATCAAGGCCAAGACCAACAAGATGACTATGATCAGCCCGAGCGCACCGCCGAGTTGCGCGCCGCCGTAATAAAATCCTCCGCCACCAAAGATCAGGAGAAGGATGATTAGCAGGACGATGAGGTTCATAGGTCAGCCACCGCGTCGTGGAAATAGATGTGGTCCTGAACCAGAACTAACGAGACAACTGATCAGGTCGAACGCGATATAGATGCAGAAGATCGCCACCAGAGCCCACAGAATATAGCCGATGATGGTGAAAACCACACTGGCACCGGGCGGGCCGCCGAACAGGCCGAGCAGCTTGGGCAGCAGCAAGCGGATGATAGCGACAATGAGACAAACGATAACGAACCAAATCAGAAGTTGCTCAACCCAATCTAATGAGAAACAGCCCATGGCTCACCTCCAAATAGAGAGGGCCGCCAGAGAAATTCCAGCGGCCAAAGCTCCTACTATTACGGACCCGCAGGCGGTGTTGGCGGCGTCTTGCCAGCCAATGTATCTGCCTTGGTCGCCAAAGCAGCGCCGTCCGTTACAAGCTTGTCGATCAATGCTTGATCGGCGGGCGTCACGGTGCCGGGCGAGTTTTGAAGTTGTGTAATCGTGGCGTTTAACGCGGCAATCGCGGTCTGGATCGCGTCAAGATCAGCGCTGACATCGGCGTTGAAGGCGGATTGCTTGGCGGCAAAGTCGGAAATTGCGGACATGAGGGTGTCTCCTAGAGATTGAAGCGCGTCTAAAATCTGATCCAGCTTGCGCTCTACGGATGGATCACTGTGAATATGGATATGCAGTTCGCGGTCGTCGCTCATGGCGTCGCGCTCATCGGGTTAGCGGGGAACGTGCCGATTGAGTTCCAGTTCCCTGCGGGCGTCATGGTAACGCACTAGCGACCGTTGACCGGCTTGCCAGCGGTGCGGCGCATCAAGCTCGCCAACTCCGGCGCGGCATCGTCCACGAGCGTCCACAGATGCCAACCAGCCGCCTTCATGCCCAGCTTGAACTGCGTCGCCATTGGGTCTGGAAAGCCCGTGATACTGGTGCCAAACGCATTCTCAAACGTGCCAAAGCCGTTAAGCGTATCCATCAGCCATTCGCGGAATAGTTCCTGCTCCATCAATTGTTTGAGGAACAGGGCGCGGACAACAAGCTTTTCCTGCGCAATCTTCTCGGCTTCGGCTTCCTGTTCGGGCGTCGGGCGCTCGATGCCGAGTAACTGTTCTTCGGGTTCGGGGAGTTCGCCGCGCTCGCGCATTATCAGAAAAGGCGCCAGCCACAGAAATACGCAGCGAGGCTAGACAGGCCGCACAGCAGAAAGCCGATGCAGCCGCAGAAAATGAATTGAGAAGTCCAAGGTGTTAGCATCAATTCCTTAACCTTCCTTGCGGTGTCCACGGGCTTTGCGGCGGCTGTAAGTCAGGCAAAACCATCCAGTCTGTCCGCTTAGGCAATATCGGCCCCAGTTTTCCGGTCTTGGCGTTCTGCAATTCGTCCATGCGGCGCAAGCCGTTCTCGAATAGCTGCTGCATCTGGTTGAAGGCCATCCAATCTTGCCGCACGAATTTTGCTTGAGCGACACGCATGGCGCGGGCGTAGAGGAAGCCAAGCTTGGTCCATCTCGTATCAGCTCGAAATGCGGCGAGCTGGCGACATGTGCCTTCCAGCGCGTTGAGCGCGCGTTTCAGATTGCCATAATGGCGACCGCGCGGCGCCAGATATTCGGGATCAGCGTTGCGGCCCAGCCATTGGCAAGCGTCACGGCCCTCGCCTAACGATTGCTTGTGCTTGCTGAGGATTTCCTGTTCGGTAAGGCCGCTCACTTTAGCGCCTCATCAAGCATCGCCTGCCAAGCCGGCCGCGCCCCAGAACCAACGTAGGGCTCCTCGCGGCCAGAGGCTTCAATATCAAAGGCAGCATCCTCCATCGCTTGAGTGGGCTCACGTATAGCTTTCATAACCATGCGCGCGGTCCTGCGCCACGGCTCCTTCATGGGATCAGCCATAGCATCCCACGCCTTGCGCATCTCTGCTTCTGGCAGAAGCGGGATGTTGCGCCAGTTCCAGAAAGCGGCCATGGCACCACGTTCTATCATCTCGCTCATTCCAACACCTTGTCGATCATTGCTTTCCATTCAGCCTCGATAATATCGGTAAGCATCGTGCCGCTATGATAATCACCTTCGGGGTGGGCGTTGCAACCTGCTTCAAGCATTTCGAGAGATGGTTCGCGTATTGCGGTTAGGATTGCGCGTGTTACCTTTGCATAATGCGTCTGGTTCAGCACAGGGATAGGAACCTCATCGGGATCATGCCCATAGGCAATGCAAATGGCCCGCGCGGCACGCTCCAATATTTCATTCATCAGTTCCGCTGCTCCTGCATCGGCATGAGCGCGCCTTGGTCCTTCAATTCCTGGATCATGCCCACCAACGCCTCGCTGATGCCCGCGACCGCCGCGACCGATGCTGTCATACGCATGTTAACACGCCGCTTGGTCATCTGCGTTACCGGATCATAGCTGATGGAGAAGAAAACAAACTTCGCCACGCCATTGAGAAGCGAGACACTGGCATAGCCATCCACGAAGATTTCCGGCGCAAGGCCGTTGTCCTCAAGCGGTGGATCAGGGGCGCGGGCGATTTGTTCGGTCATTTGGCGACCCCTGCGGACCTTTTCATTTCCGCATCGCTGTTGCCTAGGACAGCTAGCCGCTTATGCAGGGTCATAAAGTCTCTTTCATTCCACACGTTAATCCTCAATGCGGAGCCCCCGCAAGCGCACTTAGCGCGGTCCCCGGTGCCAGCGAGGTTTGGGATAACGCGCGGGCCGCTTCCGCGCCAGGTTTTGTTTGCGCGAGGAGCTGCTGCATCTGCTGGCTCTTGGCTTCTTGCTGCTGCAACTGTTTGACCTCGCGGGTGGTGCGCACAATCTTGGAACTTGCGCCGATGCCCTGCGCGAACTCGCGGACTGATTCATCGGCATCCACCACAAAGCGGGATTCCGGCCATGCGCCGGATAGCGAGCCCGCAAACTGCATGGTGCGCGCAATCGCGGCGGTCTGTGTGGCCTTGCGTGCTTGGGTGAGCATGGAAATCAATTCGACCTTGAGCGGCACGCCGCGAAGGCTCTGAGGCTTGCGCGGGAGCAAGCCGAAGCGATTCATAATCGCCAGATGGCGCTTGACGCGCTTTCTCAGCGTGCCGTGGATGCGCCCGATCACTGGTCCCATCTGCATCAAGCCTTCTTCCTTGAGTGCGTCAATCTCAGTGGCCGTGACCTGTCCGCGCACTTCTTGCCGCAAGTTTTCCATCATCTTGAAGATGTTGTTGTACGCTGTCTCCCGCAACCGGGCCTGCACCATCTCGATGTCCTTGGTGATCGCGGGAATATCAGGTTTGACCTCGTAGAGCGGGAAGAACTTCTTCTCTCCGTTCGCCGTGTTGAAATATGTGATCTTGCCTGGGTTGGTCGAGGATGGCAGGTTCATCAGGCTCACGTCCGCGCCCATCGGCGGGCGGTTGACCTTCTCGATGCTCTCGGCCTTCTGGCGGGTTTCGAGTTGAAGCTGAATGGTGTCGGCCAGCATCTTTTCGCCCACCCCGCGCCCATACGGATCATTGGCTTGGGTATCCCAGCGCGAGACGGCGAACGGCTGATCGTGAAAGCCAGCAACCGACAGCGGCTTGTTGTCCTTCTTGCCGCGCACCCAATAGATTTCGCGCCAGGTGAAGCCGCCGGGCACGACACCAACCGGAGGGCCTAAGCCATTGTCCGACCCGATGGCAAAGTTCGGCTCGATGCAATGGCCGATCACGCTTTCATATTCCAGCGCGCCGCCTTTCTGGTTCCACATCTGCAAGATATCATCGGAGCAATTCTCGGGGCTGAACATCTCCACGATCTGGCTGACCGTCATGCGGAACTCGCGGTAGAGAACTTCATCGCTGAAATCAAACCCCGCGCCAAGCATGTATTCGCCAGCGCAGGGCGTGAAGCAATGCAGGATTTCGTCGGCGTCGGGATAGTCAATGATCGGCGCGGTGCCGAAGAACGTCAGGTCGCTATAGTGCTGGTCCTGAGCGTCATAGAAATTGGAGTGGTCGTAGACATAGCCCAGGTTTTCGGTCATTTCCTCGTAGTAGCGTTGGCCTTGGCGGTCCAACTCGAAATTTGGAATCGCTGGACCAAGCCGCATCCATTCGCGGTCTGGATCAGTGAGGCCAGCCATTAGACCGGCGGCGCAGACTTCACCTGCTAGTGTCGCCGTGCGATCCACGATGGAGAAGTCGTTGCGCAGGCCCTGGTTGTAGAGGTTGGCCGTCACAAATGCATACGCACGCCAAGGGGCCTGGTAGCGTGCGATACTCATCCACGTCGTCCAGTGAGGCAAACGCCATGTGTACAGCGCCTGAAATCGTGACTCGCAATGCTGGTACATCGTCGCCCATTCCTTGACGGTCTGGTCGGACGGTTTGGTTTCTTCGGCATCGGCAGGGACAGTTGCCAGCAGGGTGGGCGAGCCCTTAGCGTAGTAGGGCGTATCTTCCTGTTGTGGCTTGTAGCGACGAGCGGTGGCGGCCATTTCTATCCACCGAGTAACGATTTGGTCGCCGTGGTCTGCGGCGCTGCCGCGCCTTTGCCCCCCGTTACGTCGGTCCCCGAAAACCCGGCCCCTTCCGCACTGGCAAGCTTCTGACGTTCTGCCGCGCCTGCTTCGGCAATGGAGGGTTGCGCGATCTGCGGTGCAGCGGGGGGCGGCGGTGCAGGCGGTGGTGCTTTGGGTGAGCCGAACAAAAAGGACATGCTATTTCTCCGCCACCACGATTGGGATACCCTGAAACGTGGAATGGCCCACGCTGCCTTTGGCCGTCATGGTGGAACGTCCGCTGTCTTTGGCGGGGATGACCCCCAAGT